GGTCAGGTTGATTGCGTACGCCTTCCCGCAATTCCGCGCCTCAATGCCTTGTTTGATAAGATAGGAAGGCAAACAACAGGAGGCAAAATGAAAAAGACAATTAAACTGCCGTCAGGCGCAACAGTTACGCTTAAAGATCCAACAACACTGCGCGTAAAAGATCGCAAAAAAGTTATGACTACTGCCGATCAAGCAATAGGTGGCGATCTATCCAAAGCACTTGCATTAGGTGACGCATTACTAGCCATGTTAATTGAAGAATGGTCATTTGATTTGTTAATTCCTTCATTGAATTTGGATTCATTGGGCGAACTTGAAATGAAAGATTACGATTACTTGGTTGAACAAACAAAAGACGCACAATCATCTCTGTTTCCTAACTTGGCTGAGACGCCAACAAACGAGGCAGACCCAAAAGCGCCTACCGCCAACTCCAACGCTTAAAGTGGTTGCTTGAAGGAGGACACAGAGTTGAACACTTTGAGTATCCTGACGAGCATTGGTACTACTTTCAAATGGCGGATAGATTTGGTTGGACACCCGATCAAGTAGATGAACTACCAGCAAGTCAGGCTGATTGGCTAATTGCTATTGCGGCAACAGTAGAACAAGTGAAGGCAGATAGGTTGAACAAATCATGAGTGGTTATGTTCGCGTGTCTAACATAGATCAGGTTCTTAAAGGGTTAAACATTACTGAAGCAAGAGTAGATCAAGCGGCATTGATAGCCGTATCTCAGGCGGCATTGGCTATTGAAGCGCAAGCCAAAGCAAATGCCAACACGGGATCTCACGCACCTGGACTACCGCATATTGGACCAAGAACAGGTGAAGGTCCAAACATTGTTACAGGTAATTTGGTGAACAAAATTAAGGCTTCACCAGCGACAAAAGGTTTGAAAGGCTATACGGCAACTGTTGGATCGTCAGCAGAGTACGCAAGAGCAATTGAATTAGGCAACCCAATATGGAAAAGTGGCGTAAAATTTCCGTATCTAACACCTGCGGCAAATAAGTTAATGGTCAGTGGAGTGTTGAACAGGATTTTTACAACAGCATTTATTAAAGTGGTGAAAGGATAGACATGAGCGCTATTCCACCAATTCTAGTTCAGATACAGGCAGATGTATCTTCATTAAAGGCTGGCTTGGCTCAGGCTGAAGCAGGTATTAAAGGATTAAATGGATCAGTAGCAACTGCTAGCACTGGCATGGGCTCAATGATTTCACGGGTCAAAACATTAGGCATGACTATGGGTGTTGTATTTGGCGCTCAACAAGTAATGAAGTTTGGCAATGATGTTATTCAAGCGGCAAGCAACATGAATGAATCATTATCTAAAGTTCAGGTTGTGTTTGGAGAAAACTCTAAGGCTGTTGAAGATTTTGCTAAAAACGCCGCAAAGAACATGGGTTTGTCTAATCAAAAAGCGCTTGAAGCGGCAGGAACATACGGCAACCTATTTCAAGCATTTGGTTTGGCTAGAGGCGAAGCAACAACCATGTCTACAACATTGGTTCAGTTAGCCGCAGATCTTGCTTCATTTAACAATACTTCAACTGAAGACGCATTAAACGCTTTGCGATCAGGACTGGCTGGTGAATCAGAACCATTAAAAAGATTTGGCGTTGCTCTTAATGAAGTGACTTTGAAAAACAAAGCATTACAAATGGGATTGATTCAAACAACCACTGGTGTTTTACCTCCTGCTATTAAAGCGCAGGCAACATACGCGCTGGTAATGGAACAAACTAAATCAGCGCAGGGCGACTACGCAAGAACTGCTGACGGAGTGGCAAACAAACAAAGAACTTTAGCCGCACAATTTGAAGATACTAAAACAAAAATAGGAACTGGCTTACTACCTATCTATCAAACATTGTTAAAAGTTTTACAAGTAGGAATATTGCCAGCATTTGAATTACTAGGCACATTCATGAGCAATAACAAAGAAGCAATAGCCGTATTTACCGCAGTGTTATTGGCTGGCGCTACCGCTTGGGGTGTTTATAGATTAGCCATGAAGGTTGCTAATTTTGAAATGGCTACATTTACCGCTTTGGCTAAGAAAAACCCGATAGGCATGCTTGTAACTGCTGTTGCTTTGCTTGCTGGCGCATTTGTTTTTGCTTGGAACAAATTTGAAGGATTTAGACAAGGAATAGTTAAAGGTATTCAAGTGATCCTCAACGGATTTGGATATTTCTTAGGAGCAATAGCAAAGGTAGTTGGCTTCTTGGCTATGTTGAAGGTTCCAGGAATGAAAGAGGCTGAAAAGTCAATATCAGGCGCGGCAAATAGTGTGCGTATATTTAGCAACGATTTAGACAAGTTGGCTAATAAAAAGATCTCATTGAGCATGGGTGGCGGTATGGCTACTAAAGGCGCTGATTTTGTTACTCCATTTATTGCAGATCCAAACGCTAAAAATAACTCAGACAAATTGAAGGCTGAGGCTAAAAAAGTTCAAGACATTTACGACAAAATGAACGAAGCAATACTTGATTCACAAGATAAATTAAATGAAGAACTGGCATCAAAGCAAGAGCGCGACATGAAGATTACGGAAAAATACAATGAACGCAAGGCTGAACTAGAAAAGAATCACGCCAAGGCTATTCTTCAGATTACAAAAGATTATGACGACAAGTTAAAACAAAACAGAATTAAGCGCGATGAAGATGAGATTGCGGCAAGACAAAGCGCAATGGAAAAAATGGCTTCTATTGTCAAGCAGTCTGTTGATCGCCTTCGTAGTGCATTTGCTTCAGGCACTGCTTTTAGCGTTACTGACGCATTTAAGGAAAGCGGATCTACTGAAGGAATAATTGCTCAATTTACTGAAAAATTAAAAGCAGCAAAACAATTACAAGTCAATGCCGCCGCATTAGCAGGTATGGGCTATTCACAAACCTTTATTGAAGAAGTAGTCAAGAGTGGTCCAGAGATGGGCAACAGACTTGCTGAAGCGTTAAAAAATGCTGATCCAACCAAAACAGGACAACTTCAAGATCTATACAAACAACTTCAGGATACCTCTGAACACGGTTTAGATGAACTAGGTAAAACAATGAACGCAGGAGGCAAACTTGCTACTGACGAACTGATGCAAGCCTACAAAGATGTGTCTGTCGAATTAACTCAAACATTGAACAAGATCAATAATGATTATCAAAAAGCCAACGCTGAGGCATTAGCAGATAGCACTGAAAAACTCGCTCAGGCTAAGGCTGACTTTGACGAAGCACTTGTTGAAGCGCAAAAAGACATGGCTGATTCTTTACTTGAATCTCAAAAAAATTATTTGAAAGCAATAGATGAAATTGCAAAAAACACAAAGAGCAAATTAGATGATTTGAAAAAACAATTGGCTGAAATTGCAGCAACAATGGTTGCTTTGGGTGCGGCTAAATCTGCTCAACTTGCTTTTGCTGGATCACCGTCATCAATTCCGTCATATTCAGGAACATACGAATCACCAGGTGGAATTACAACACCTTTTGACACTGGAACTTCAATAGTGGTTAATCAACAAAACAATACAAATTCAAGTCCTAGTGAAATTGCTAAATCAACATTAGACGCTATTAAATACGGAATGGTAATAACTTCAAGCAACAATTATTTGTCTGCAAATTCTGCTAATGTAAGAGAAAACAGAACTTCTTATAGCACTGGATATAGAAATACAGGAAGAGGCGATTAATGCCAGTAGTAACTAATTTATATTCTTTTTCATTTAACAGCCAAACATTTGGTGGAGCAGGATCTCCTTATCAAATTCTTAGCGTAGATGGATTAGAGGGCATACCTGCTATTCGTAATCAAGATGATAATCGTGGCTACGCAGACGGCATGTTTACTGGCGCTGACTTTTATAGTGGTAGAACTATTACAATGATTATTCAAACCTTTGCGTCAGGCGGTAATTCAGCGCAAACAAACTTCAACACATTGCAATCTAAGTTATTGCCTCAATCAACAGGCACTACACCAATGTATTTTTTGCTATCACCAACAGGCGCTGAACAATTTATCAATGCTCGCGTTAGAAATTTCAAAACAACAATAGATCCTAATTACACATACGGAATGATTACATCTCAGGTTGAATTCTTTTGTCCTAATCCTTTGTATTTTAACAATACACTCAGAACTGCAACGCTAGATGTATCCAACCCATTAGGTCGCA